AACATGACCGAAGCCCAGAAGGTAAACTGCGCCGCCGTCATCGAACCTAACGATGGCCGATACTGGCTTGCCGTGGGCAATAAGATCTACGTCTACTCCTACTTCCCCAGCAGCCAGGTCGCCGCATGGTCTACCTACGAACCTGGGCATTCCTTTACGGAGTTTACGACCAAGGACGGCAAGGTATACGCCAAGGAGGGCAAGTACGTCTACGTCTATGGCGGTGCGTCCGGTAGCCAGTACGACAGTTCTCCTATCGAGGTTATCATGCCTTACCTGGACGGAGGTAAGCCTGCTCACATGAAGACCCTGTCGGGAATCGACATGACCTGTGAAGGCGAATGGTCTGTTGAGATTGGTATGGATCCCGTGTCTCCTACCGCCCGCGACCTGGTCGCCACGGTCAGCCAGCCTACCTTTACCCTTGGCCGCATCCAGGCTACTGGCATGGGAACGCACGTCGGCGTACGTCTGACTAGCGACTCCGACGGCTACGCCCGATTGGCTAACCTAATCGCCCACTTCGACTTCAATGAAAGTGACTGAACTGTACCCGGAGGGGGTGCAGCACGTCGTCCATAACATGAGGGCGAAAGACCGGGCGGAGGTGTATTCTACCCAATGGACGGATGATCCGTGGGAATTTGGCAACAGCATCCTACGAGTCGGAGGGGGAGGGTTTGTCCTCCACACGGACGACGGAGAGCCAGTCGTGTGCTGTGGCGCCATGCCTATGTGGAATGGCGTTTGGTCGATTTGGATGTTCGCAACCGACAGGTTCGACGAGATATCTCTATCCGTACACAGGTTCGCAAGGAAGGTATTCTTCCCCCATTTAGATGAAACTGGTTGGCATCGCCTGGAGTGTCGAAGCCTGGCTACACACGACGTCGCCCATAGGTGGCTTGAGCTGCTCGGAGCTACCAAGGAGTGCGAAGTATCCAACTACGGAAAGGCCGGAGAGGCGTTCCATCTGTATTGCTGGACAAAGCCGTTCTCCAGTACACAATCTACTCAAGTATGAAGCAAAAGCTGAACATGGGAGGGTCTGACCGATAACATGTGTTTCGGAGGAGGAGGAGGCGACGGCGGTGCTGGACAGGCGCGGGCAGACGAGATGGCGCGTCAAGCGCGCATTAAGACAGGCATTGGCAATATAAACCAAAAGTTTGACAAATTTGATGACGGATTCTTTAAGGGTCGCGGACAGGCTTACACGAACTTTGCTACCCCCCAGGTCAACGACCAGTACAAGCAAGTTAGCGACCAGTTGGCGTTTAGCCTTGCCCGCACCGGGCTAGACCAGTCTAGCGAGAAGGCCCGACAGGGCGGCGTACTAATGCGCGACAATGCCCTCGCCCGCCAGACCCTGGCTGAAGGTGCTACCACGGAAGCCACAAAAGCAAGGCAGGCCGTAGAAGACCAAAGAAACTCCCTTATCTCGCAAGTCAATATGACAGCCGATCCGGAGATGGCCGCTCAAAACGCTCTTCGATCCGCCGGCATCATGGAACAGCAGCAGGCTTTTAACCCTGTGGCTAACCTGTTTGCCAACACTACAGGCATGCTTGGCGCGGCCCAGCAATCCGGATATTACTCTGGTGGCCCAGGCCTAAAGCCATTTAAGGAATTAATTGGCATGGGTTCTACTACCAAAAATCGCGTAGAAAAATCTGGTTAAATTTATGTGTACTCCTCAACTTATCCAGCAGGCCGCAGAGGCTAAAGCTGCACAACAAATCAATCCACAGGCCGGACCCGTAATGGCTTCTGGTGGCCCTGCTGCTGTCCCTGGTCAAGGCATGGGCCTTCCTGCTGATTCCTATCAGATGAATATGACGGAACTGCGCGATCCATTGCATCCCGGGTGGGAGAGTGCCACTCAAGGCGTTGCTGGTCTTTTCCCTCCTAACGGACCTAAGGTTCAGCACATGATGGAAAGCAATATTCAACAGATGCCTCCGCGACAGGTAATTCCTACTCTCCCAATGCCAAGGCAGCAACCCATGCAGCCCATGCGATCTCCTACCGTTGGTGAATTGCTTGGAATCGTTCCTGGCACCACCCAAGAGGTTGGCGGTCCTGGCCGTTTCTAATCTATGTGTCCTCCCGCCATAGTTGCCCTTGCCCTTACTGCGGCAGGATCCGCCGCTCAAGCGGCAGGAGCGCGTCGCGCGGCCAAGGCTATGGCTGGCGCACGTACTGCTGAAAGCATCCGCCAAAAGGGATTCCAAGATGAGGCTAATGCTGTTGTCGAAGACTCTCTAAATAAGTCCGGCAAGGATGCAACGGACAAGGGGATGGCAGAGGCTGCTGCTGAACGAGCAGCCGCGTCTGATGCAGCCGTAGCTGACGTTCGCGCACCTATTGAAGCAACTGGCGCAAACCTGGCCGGCGACCAGACGGTAAATGCCGTAATGGCCTCTGAAGGCGACGTAGCGGCAAATAAAAACCTGGGCTACGCAACCCAGCAGGGACGAGCAAAATCAAACCTTTTGTCTTTTAATGACGTCACGTTCCAGAACGCAATTAACAACATTAAAGCAGGCCAAAAGCTAAACACTACCGGCAATTTCATGCGCGGATCTGCTGGTGTTCTTCCTATTGAACTGGAAGCAGCGTCTAATAAGGGTGAAGGTCTGAAGACATTCGGCAATCTATTGTCTACGGCTGGTACTGTCGTTGGCATGGGTGCTGGAGCTGACTGGTGGAAGGCCGCTCCAGAACTTGGTGCATCTGTCGCTGGAGAAGCTGGGAAGATTACTGCTCCGCTCGTTGCGGAACCTGGCAAGATGCTTAACCTTACTGGTTTTGATGCAAAATTGCTTGATCCTAATTTGATTCTCCCAGATACCCTTGGAAGCCGTTTGTTTGATTTAAAATACCGCAACCTACTTAAACCAACCCCTTCCCCCTGGAATCTATCCGGCACAGGAAGCATTCCATTTAAACTCTAATGGCTGATAAAATTAACGTACAAGGCGACCCTTACTGGGCAAAAGCAACCAGCAATATTGCCGAAATGTTCAACCCAAAAGCTGCTGCCCAAGGGTCTAATCTTTTAGCGCAAACTCGGCTAAACAACGCTAAGGCAGCGGGGGCTGAAGATCAGAATGATGCCCTAACGGTTGAAGCCCTGGCAAAGGCCGGCTACTCCCCAATGGAAATTGCAGCTATGCGCGCTGCGCGCGACAACTCTGTCTCGTCTATCTTTAAAGGCATTAATTCTAATCGTGGTCGCGAAGCCCTGGGACGCGGTGACTTGGTTGCCAGTTCCGTTCTTACTGGGCAGGCATCTGCACTTCCAGAAATTCAGAAAGCCATTACCATTAAGGACTACGTCACGGGTGCAGATGGCAAGACAGACAAAGGGCTTGCCGGCGCGTTCTTGGCAGACGGAGGCAAAAACATTGATGGCAATCTTCTTAGCTGGGCCAAAGACGGCACCCCAATACTTGGTCCCGTTACTGGTGTTGGTCAGTCTATTATTGATAAAAACAAGGTTACCGCAGATACCATTAAGGCAACTGGTGACGCAAATATTGAGTACAAAGGCATCCAGGGCGACATGCTTAAGGATAAGACTGCTGCTCAAATTGAATCAATTGCCTCACTTACTGACGCAAAAATTGAAGAGATGGTGGCTAATGGAGCCGATCGCCGTTCGCTGAATGAAGCCCGCCGGCAGGCTATTGCCACAAAGGCTGCGGCTACTAAGCCTGTAGATGTGGTTAAGGGGGCTAACGCAGAAGCCGTCTTGTTAAGTAAGATTGACGAGCTGTATTCAAATGATTTTGCTCAATTAGGAGACAAAAAGGCGTGGGCGCTTCTTGATCCGACTGAAAAGGCACACCTACGGAATCGCACGGTCTTTTACATTAAAAACGAAAATCTTGGTCTTACTGAAGCAATGGCTAAGGCCAATGCCTATTATGGCATTACCGGCAATCCTTCTGACACCACCCAGGGTCAAAAGGGAATTGTCTTTAAGGAGAACAACGGAAAAATTTATATCAACGGTTTCAGAGTTCCGCCCGAAAGCACCGCCGATGTTGTAGCGGCTGGATCTACCGGAGCATCCACAGCACCCGTACCCGCCATCAAGGTCCCAGATAAGAAAGAAGAACCTAAGGCAGTTGCTCCGGTCGAGGCCCCTGCCCCCGCCGCAAAGACTGCCCCCGCTAAAGAAGTTAAGCCAGAACCTGGCGTAATTATCGCTAAGACTCAAGCAGACATTGACAACGCGCCTCCTGGTGCAATCATTGAGGTCAACGGACGACGCTTCAAAAAGCCGGTTCCGCCGACCAAATGACCGACCAGCTTGATACCTCGAAACTAATTCCTCTCGACGTCACCGGCCTAGAGCCGATCGACGACAAGAGCAAGCCGCTTGATATAAGCGGACTAGAGCCTTTGGACGTTTCCGGGCTTGAGCCTGTTGACGCTCCGCCCATGCAGCCGGTGGCTGTTACGCAGCCCCAAGCACAGCCGCAGGCAGAGCCTGTGTCTAACGTATTTGCCCCTGCTGCTGGATCTTCTTCACAGTCGTACCCGGCCCCAACTGGCGTTGCGCCCACTCCGTCGGCTGTTCCTAAGACTATCTGGAATCAGAATGACGGCACGTTCCATCAGAAGCTTAAGCCAAGCGAGCCTGTTGGCATTGTCTTCAACGGCAAGAAAATGATGGCTACCTATAATCCGGTTACCAATAAATTTACAACCGACATCGACGATACTAGCCGTGTTGTTGGTCAAAAACCCGTAGTTAGGCCCGTTAGGCCCGATGATTTTGATCGCAATGAATATTCCCTTGATGGGATGCAGTCTCCTGCTGATCGAATCGAAATGCACGACGTCTTTGCAAAGGTTGAGATAGACCCGTCACAAGTACAGGCCTACACGGAAGGCCAAGGCGCACTTCGTTCTATTCGGAACACCGCGATGCGCGCGCTGCCGCCTACGGCAACAAGCTTTGCCGCGTTTAACGCGGCTGGAATCCCCGCAGCAGCCTGGGCCGGGAGGGTGCATCCTTATTTGGCTCCGGTTGGTCTTGTTGTCGGAGGAGGCCTTGCCGCTATGGGCGCCGGCGCCGTCACGGATCTAGGTGTGAACGCTGCCTTCCCGTTAGATGAAACGGACGAACTAAATCAACTTTTATACCCAACGCAGAACGCAATTACGCAGCACGGAGTAGCGTTAGCCGCGCTTCGACCAAGCGTCAAGACGCTTGCCGGTATGGCTACCCTTCAAGGCCCAGCCCTGGCAGCTGGGGCCAAGGGAGCTGCAATTAATACGGCTCTCGCTGGACAGCACCGATTGGTCGAAGAAATTCAAAGCGAAAAGCCAATGGACCTGGCCCACGTGTTTGATCCAAAGCAGATGTTGAATGATGCCGCAGTAGGCGGATTCTTGATGCATAAGGCCACCGCAATGGGGAAAGCATTTGAACACCCAGGTAAGTTGCTTGGGGCCAAGCTTTCCCCAAAGGCTCGCCCAGAGGACGCCACTCAAAGCACCAAGGAAGTCCGCGCCGCCAACGAGCCGCTCGACACGTCTGGTCTTGAACCAGTTGCACCAGGCAACGTCCCGCCCCGCCCGTTCCCGGAAGGGAAAACAAAATTTAGCGATCTTACTGCTGAAGAGTTTAAGGCTATTGTTGATTGGGACGCTCAATACGGAAACACACACGACAATACCGGAAAGCCGCTAAAGCGTGATGAAAACACCGTAACAGTTAATGTAGAAATTAAGGATAAACCATCCGCCCCTGTTAAGCCTAAGGCAAGTGTCCCCCCTGGGCATGTAGAACCAGCCCCCGAATTCCCTCGCGGCGAATATACGCAAGAACAATTTGATGCATGGGACAGCCAGGCCCGTGAATGGAATGCTAAAAACAAAGCAACTCATTGGCTTGACGGTTCGCCTAAATCCGCAGAAATTATTGCCATAGATAAAAAGGCACAAGAGGAACTTGATGCCGAAGAAGGCAATGTTCCTCCGCGTGTCGATCAAGTTAAACCCCAGTCAGAAACAACTGCACGTGAGAAAATCCCAACCCCTCCACCTTTAGCTCCTACCGGTACAACGGAAGGCGAAATACCTTCTCGTCCTCATTTTAAAAATGGGCCTGGTGCAGATCTGTCACCCGAAGCAATTGCTGCACATCAAAAGCTGGCAAAGGAATGGGATGATAAGTATTCGGCAACCCATTGGAGTAGCGGTATGCCTAAGGCTCCGCTGCCAAAACCCACTAGCACCACTCCTGTTGCAACTGAAACTACTGAAGCCCAGGAGTCTTCTCCGGAGACCCAGCTTGCACACTTACGCGAGCAGCGCGATCGCCTAGCGGCAACGCAGCCAGAGCCTGGTACCACACAGGAAGCCCAGCTTAAGAAGCTGGAGGAAGCCGTCGATAACCTGGAGGAAAAGCTAAAGGAGCCAAACTCACAGGTTGGCCTTGTACGCAATGAAGGATTTAACGAAGCCGAAGTAGCCCAGCTAAAGGACCTTGGCTTACAGTCCATGAAGAAGCAGCTTGCCGACATGGAAGCAGCTGGTCGAGGAGACACCAGGCAGGCACAGCGTTTGCGCGAAAAAATTACCTCCCGGGAAAAGCCGGCAGGTAATGATGAGCAGAAAAACCAGCCGGCTGAATCAGAAGAAGCTCCAACGGGTAGAACTGGAGAGCAAATTGACTTTAAAAAATACAACAAAAACTATGACGAGCCGTTGGTCCACGTTGTAAAAACTGCAAAAGGAGACATAACCGTAGAAATATCTTCTGATCTAAACGAGACAAATCACAGAAATATTTACAAGGAGGAAGGAGGTCTTATTGGTTTCAATATGTCTGGAGAGGGGAATTGGTTGGCAAAGAACAAGCAAGGTGAATCTGGTAATTATAAATCTCTTCGTGGAGTTAAGTATGAAGGTGAAATGACAATTGAGCGGGCCAAGAAATTGGCGGAGGAAATCGTCGCTGAAACCGCCGGCGAGGCAAGGCCTGCTGGTGTAGTAGAACCTACCGTAAGGGACACAAAAAACACCAAGGACGAGCCTGCTCAGAACATCGCTTATCGCGAACAGCAAAAGAAGGTAACTGAACTTGAACGCCAGCTGGCTCGGTTCGATAAGCAGAAGCCAAACAAGTATACCGAAACTCAACGGGCAAAAATCAAGGCTACCCTGGATAGGGAGATTGATATTCTCATTGCCATGCCGGACCCAATCAAGGTCGAGAAGCCTAAGAAGGGCGGACCTATCTTTGGAGATAATCTTGATACTGAAAGGATTGATCACGTTAGCGGCGATAAATTCTTGGTTTACGATAAGCAGGGCAAAAGCCACGGCACTAATCTTGAGTACATCCGAAAATACCTACCGGTCGAGCTTTACGATAAGGCTCTTGAGGCAAAGAGTAAAAACAAAGATGACAGAGAAATGGATGACGAAGTTGATGGAGAAGAAAGTGAAAATAGGAACCCCAAGCCGTACTTCGACGAGCCGGCAAAGTCTACGCGAACATACAATGCATCGTCTCAAAACCTTGTCACCAGGATCCTGCGAGAATTCAATGCAAGCGGAGTAAGCGACGCAGATAAGAACAGACTTATTACCCTGTTCAAGTCTGCCATCAATGAAAGCCCAACGCTGCTCTCTCACAGCGCATACCTTGATGCGGCAAAGGAGCTTGGAATTAAGATTCCTAAAGCGCCTAAAGGTAAATCATTTTTAGCCGTAGAGTTCGACGAAAACGGCGTTAAGACGCACAAGAATACCGTATTCCCAGAAGCTCCAAAACTTGTTAACGACGCGGAATACAGGCGTCAAGAGAAGGAGTTTAAGCGCCTCCAGGATGACGGAGAAGGCGAAGCCGGCCAGGGCGCGAAGCCCAAGCCGCAGGTCACGCCCCCCGACGCCGGAAACGCAACAGGCCCTAATGGCTGGAAGCCAGGAAGCCCTTCGCTGGATCCAAAGACGGCTCCGTTTAATTACGAACAAGTAATCAAGGCTTTCGGTACGCTCCAGGACATTGCCGACTATAAGCCTTTGGGAGGCACTAAGCAGAAGGCTGCTGGACGAATTGAGAATATGGTTAAGCAGCTTGAGAAAATCTTCCCAGGTATCAAAGACGCGGTCCTTAAGGAAGGATTCTCTCCCAACGATGCCACCAGGGAAGAGGCACTAGCGGAGCCGGACATGATGGCAAAGCTTCTTGCGAGATACCTGTCTAACAAGTTCCGCCCCTACCGCGACTTCGCTTACGAGCAGGAGAACCCTGTTAAGAAGCCTGCAAAGGATCAGCCGGCGGAAGCAGCCACGCAGGATTTCGTAGAGGACCCAAAGGTTAAGCAAATTGAGTTAGACTCTTCTAGGGAAGCGCGTCTTAACATCAGAACCGATTACACCGATGCGGAGCGCGAGGCTCATTCAAAAGAGGCCATCAAAGAACAAGAAGAAAGCCTTGAGCAGGCCTTGGCGAGCAAGAAAAAGTGGGGAGAAAAAAAGGCCAGCGATGAGAAGCGAACACCAAGCGAGCGAATTCGGGAACAGCTTGATGGTGTAAAGAAGGGGTTGGGTATCTGGAAAAATGATGCCAAGGTGAGGGAACTTGTAGCCAAAATGGTCGAGCTTGAAAAACTCGTCATCATTGACAAGAAAACTTACGGAAGGTCTAGGAAGTACGAAGACCCGAAGGCGAAAGAACTTGAGACTGAGATTTATCATCTTACTAAAGGTCTTCTTGAAAAGTACGACTACAACGAAATCTGGGGAGCCTTTGTTGCTTCAGATCCTACTAGTTTTTCACACTCTCAAGAAGCAGCCGTACAGGCTGCTAACGAGAAGTCCGGATACAAGCTTGGCGGCACCACAGTCAAGAAGGCAGACTACGATAAGTGGCTTGCCGGACAAAAAGACGTAGAAGAACCGGCTCGCGACGTCGAGCCAGCACCTAAGCCGGCTAAGGAGTCCATTGTAGACACTAAATACAAAGGAGACGTAGAGTCTGCCAAGGACGCACTTTGGGAAATGAAAGAATCTGACCGCAAGGCAGAAAGCCCAGAAGCTAAAGCACTTGAGGCTGAATTAATTGAGCGAGGTGTGCTTGATAATGACGGAACTGTTAAAAGAGTTAAGGGTAAGACCGCGCTTGATACCTACCAGTTTGAAGGCGAAACCTGGCGGATCGATGGAATTGGCAAAGGACGCGAACCAGACATCACCATCCGCAATCTAGAGACCGGTGAAACCAAGGTAGTCAAAAAGGAATCCCTTAGTGACCGAGACAGGGAGCCTTGGGAAGAAGTAATGTTTGATCAGAATGATGCTGGATTTGGACCTGGATTGACCGCGAAAGAAAGACCGGCAGCAATAAAATACCTTGAGGGTGTCATCGCAAAGAACGAAGCCATTCTTAATGACAATCCTTCAAAGGTAGAAGCCAAGAGGGCAAGGGAACGAATTAAGTACGCAAAGGGAGAAATTGAAGAACAAAAGGGTTGGCTTGAAGGCGAAAACCCGGATGTAGAAATTGCGCCTACTTCTGCCTTAGATGCGCCAAACGGAACCGACTCTCAGTTCAAAGCAACTTATAAGCATCCGTCCGGGTTTACTATTAAGTATGAGCCTGGAAAGGGTTACTCTGCTTACGATAAAAATGGCGTTCCAGTTGGTGACCCTTTTGGAAAAGCTCTTGGTGATCCTCGCGTTAAGTATTTTAAATCAATTCGTGAAGCTATTGATCTAATCAAGGGGGAGGTTGGGAGTTTATTTG